CCTAACAAGCATTCACCAGATGCAGAGTCATTACAGTTTCCAAGACCAGCAAGAGAAGAACCAGCAACAGAAAGATTGTTGCCTTTAAATCCTTTTAAACTTACAGCGTCTAGCACCACGGTATCAGTCTTTGAACCAGGACATCGTAGATCTACAGGCGACACAGTTAGGTTTAGAACTGTATCTGATAATTTGTTTGGTGCATCTAAATCAGAAATAGAAGTATCATCAGGATTTAGCATAACAAAAACAGATGATGATTTTTACACTTTTACTGTTACCACAGCACCTTCAACAACAGGAAGTGCAGGTGGTGAGTTTGTATCTTCTGGTCCAGTGACGGTGAGTAACTAATGACTACATTTTCAGAACTAACACAACAGATACTAGATTATACAGAGACTAGCAGTGATGTTCTAACGTCTACAATTACAAACGATTTTATTGAGCACACAGAAAACAGAATACTAAAAGAAGCTGACCTTGATGTTTTTAAATCACATCAATCGGTTACACTTGTTGCTAGTAATCCTTTCTTATCATTACCTGGTGGTAGTTCGCCAGATCCTACATCACTTGCTACTATAAGAACTATACATATTTTTCCTGCATCAGGAACACCTACAAGAGATTTTTTAGAGCATCGTGACCTTAGTTACATGAACGAATATTGGCCAGACAGAACTGCTACTGGCACTCCTAGATACTGGTCTTGGTGGGATCACAACACAGTATATCTTGCACCAACACCTGATTTAGCATATAACGTAGAATTAGGAATCACTAGATTACCTACAAGATTATCTACTACCAACACAACCTCATGGTTGAGCACTAACGCACCCATGGCTTTGTTGTACGGATGTCTTGCAGAAGCCTTCAAGTTTTTGAAGGGACCAGCTGAAATGCTGCAACTATACGAACAATCTTATCAACGTGCTATGCAAGAACTAATAGTTGAACAAACTGGTAGGCATAGACGAGATGAGTACACGCATGGCGAATTAAAGTTTCCTATGCAATCTGTTAAAACAAATACTAGAGGAGAATAAACATGGCAATAACACAAGCTGTCTGCACAAGTTTCAAACAAGAGTTACTTCAGGGCACACACAATTTCACTGCTTCATCAGGTGATACTTTTAAAATTGCATTGTACACAAGTTCTGCTTCTTTAGGTGCTTCAACCACTGCTTTTACTACATCTAACGAGGTATCTGATTCAGGTTCTTATTCGTCAGGTGGGGGTACATTGACCAGTGTTACACCAACAACTTCAGGTACTACTGCTATTTGTGATTTTGCTGACATATCTTTTACATCAGCTACTATCACTGCAAGAGGAGCTTTAATATATAACAGCTCTGATTCTAACAAAGCAGTTGCTGTATTAGATTTTGGTGGAGATAAAACATCTACAAGCGGAACATTTACAATTCAGTTTCCTACAGCTGATGCAAGTAACGCTATATTGAGATTGGCATAGGAGTATAAATGGCATTAGTCATTAATGATAGAGTAAAAGAAACCACTACCACTACGGGAACGGGAACCGTATCTCTTGGCGGTGCGGTTACAGGATTTGAAACTTTTGCAGCTGGCATTGGTAATAGCAACACAACTTATTATTGTATTGCACACCAGGACCAAGCAGAGTTTGAAGTTGGATTAGGCACGCTTGACGGCGATAGTTCTGATCTAGCAAGAACAACAGTTATATCTAGTTCTAATAGCGATAGCGCTGTTAACTTTAGTTCAGGGACTAAAGATGTATTCTGTACAATACCAGCAAGCAAAATGGTATTTGAAGATGCTAGTAGTGATGTAACTTTACCAAATGATTTAATATTAGGATCTGATTCAGCTGTATTGAAATTTGGAACAGACTCAGATATTAATGTAACTCACGTTGCAGATACAGGATTAACAACAAACGGTGATTTTTCTGTTGGCGATGATCTTACAGTTTTAGGTGGTGTCATTGAGTTTAAATCAAACAGTGGTTCGCCGGCTTCACTTAAAATGTATTGTGAATCATCTAACGCTCACTTTCAAACATTACAACCACAACCACATTCAGCTAGTGCTGCAAACACTTTAAGATTACCTAATAGTGGGGATAGCGGAACACAAGATTTAGTTGCTGTAGATATAACACAAACACTTACAAATAAAACTTTAACCACTCCTACAATTAACGGTGCTACTATTGGTTCTGCTAATTTAGCCACTGCTAGTAATGGTGATATAAATGTTGCACCAAACGGAACCGGTAAAGTTGTAATAAGAGGAAATACAAATCAAGGTAAAATTGTTCTTAATTGTGAAAGCAATAGTCACGGACAGACCATTATTGCTGCGCCCCACTCAGAGGCTGCTAATAATGTTCTCACCTTGCCTAGCACTGGAGGAGACGCACGTTTAGTTTCAACAGCTTCTACTGCAACACTTACAAACAAAACAATTACAGCATCAAGCAACAGTGTTGGTTTAGCAACACTAGACATTGATGGAGGCACTGACATAGGTGGTGCTTTAACAACATCAGATTTAATCATTGTTGATGATGGTGCTGGTGGTACAAACAGAAAGGCTGCATTGTCAAGAGTGGTAACGCTAATGACAGCACAAGGCTTCTCTCAAGAAGACCCGACTGCACTTGCAATTGCGCTTGGTTAATAATATAAGGAGGATAAATGGCTAATACTTTTAAAGTTATAACTAAAGCAGGAGTTACCAGTGCCGATGTTATCTATACCGTTGCTAGCTCTACAACAACTGTAGTTCTAGGTGTAATGGTGGGTAATACAACCACTGGTCAAATTACTGCCACAGTTACTTTAACTTCAGATACCTCCAATAGAGCAGGTGCAAACGACGAAGCTAACCAAGAAGTTGAGTTAGTAACTAATGCACCCATACCTGTTGGCGGAACTTTGGAGTTGCTATCTGGCAACAAAGTAGTAATGGAAACCACAGATGTGCTTAAACTAACAGCATCTGGTGCGGCTGACATTGCTGTGTCGATAATGGAGATAACATAAAATGTCATATGTAGGTAATCCTATAGATACACAAAATACTTTTCAATCTCTTGCAGGTAAGAGGTTTAGTGGTGATGGAAGCACAACTGCATTTACTTTAGATGTAGCACCTTCTTCAACATTAGACATTGAGGTATTTGTTGGTAACGTAAGACAAGACCCTAACTCAGCATACACTGTTTCTGGTACAACATTGACGTTTACTGGTGCACCTCCTAGCGGCACAAACAATATTTATGTTGTTCATCAAGCAAAGA